ACCATTGACCAGTTGGTCCTTTAAAACCATGATCCCAGTAACGGACCCATGGAAGATCTTCACCTGTGGGTGCAGGCAAGAAGCGAATAACAGCATAGCCATTACCAGCTTTATCAACAGTTGGTTTCCAGAATCGGTCATCAACATATGATTGTTTTTGTGAACCACCGACAGCCTCAGCTGCTGCTGTAAGTGATGCGATATCAGTACGATTACGTTTTAGATTTGCAAAAGACATTTATATTTTCCTTGTATTGCAGTGTATGTTTATGTAATTTGATATGGTTATTATAACACATATCGCCTATGATGTAAACACTTTAAAGATAATTTTTTTCATTTTATCTGTATTCACGTTCATCAATAAGCTATATTTCCGGATCTTACGTGACACATCTGGCCACAATATAGGATCCGAAACCGTCTTGTCCGCCCTACTCATAAAGCTAGTTAACTTATTTAGAATAGCAACTGACTCTATATTTATATCATTAGATAAGTAGGCTTCGACAACTTTTGGATATTGGTTGCCAAGGTCGAACAGCTGGTCAAAACTTTCTACGTTTACTTTCTCAAGATCTTGTTGAAAGTTATATCCCATGGACTCTGTTCTTTTTTGCCAATCACGATATACCTGTTCATCACTAAGCATATCGCCAACCCAATTATTATCTGCAACAAAATGTGCAGCATAGTAATTGATTAGCTCGGGTGGTGTATCAAACATTCTACCAACCTTTGCAAAGAAGTATTTGTCTTTACGTTTCCAAAAGGTTTGTGGTTTAGCAGATGTTTTATAATTATACTTTGGTGCATTATAAGACTCATTCTCAAAATGCAGTTTCAAAGACTGATAATATCTGTAAGCTTCAAAGGGTTCCATTCTCATACCGGTGTTCTCTCATATTAATTGCACGATCGATGTATACTATATGCCATTCTTTGGAGTATACATCAAGAGCAGCAAACGATTCATTTGAATGATCTGCTGCATCCATTAGACTATGAAATCCAGGTGGCATAGCATCTAGCTGGCCAATAAGATCTCGATTAAGAGTTAAACACCTTTTTACCTTCATGTCTTTTTCATCCATGTAAGTAATAGTATATACTCTGTTTTCAAGCATCTCTATTAAGTCGAATTTATCATAGTGCAAGCTCATATGGGAAGTCTGGCTCCTCCGCCTTTTATTGCATTTACTTCAAGTGCTTCAGCTTCAATCTTACTTATAATGATTGGACTCAATAAGCGCTTAATATCTTCAGGTGGTAACTCACGTTCTTCGCATACAATAAGTACTGCATCAATATAAGGAACTGTTAGTTCTTTTACTTTCTCTTCAACCATTGTCGAAAAACGTTTCTTTGTTATGATGGGTGTACTATTTTCCCCATTTGTAGAAGTGATGATCGTCGATGGTTGTAATGTAATCAAGAGATGTGCTCCAATATGGTTTAATGTTTTTAAAATGGTAGTGAGTACTACCGTGAGTTATATCGAATCCTTTATTATATAAGTCAACAGCGATTACTGTTCGGGCCAATGCGTCTAACCAGGCATCTGGTTCACGAGGTTTATCTGATAGACCATCGCAATACCAACTGAATTGACATTTGTTTCTACGAATAGATCCATCTTTATTTTTTACACTTTGTTTAACTACGTCGCAGGTATTATTAGGATACCTTTTGTCAGCAACACGATTAAGAACTGTATGAGTTACAGCAATACTACCATTCGGTGATTGATTGCGTGACTCAAAATACGAGTTCAAAACCAAACAGTGCATATCTACAGACTCAAATGAAATTGGTGTTTCTTCAGCCTGTGCTTGAGATGAAATGAGGAGAGAGATAGCAACAGTAAAACACTTTATCATTTGTCTAGTATCCTTAATAGAATACAGTCGGTATTAATGCGACCGTTTGGTTTTGATTCTTTTGTAGTCAACTTACTCCATTCAGTATTAATCTGCCTAGGAGTTTTTGACTGAGCAATTTTAATGAAGTCTTCAGGTTTACGTAACCTGATCTTCCGAGAGTTATCAGGATCAAACCCTTGAAGAGTTGTCCCTTTAACTGAGAACCCGTCCACTTTTCCTGACACGTATTCGGTAATTTCTCGTGTCTTGGCATTAAAGACATATAGTCTATATGAGCCAACTATTGAGATTGGATTGATAGAGACTAACTTATAGTCATTATCTTCCTTCTTGTACTTCATATTAACGACTTGCTTATCTGCCGACTTCACACGAGGTTTACGAACCTTACGTGTGGCAGCACTTGCAGCTTTCAGTTTATCACAATCAGCAAGCATCAATTCGACGTGTTTAATACGCCGTCTCATAACAGAACGCTTGATATGTGAATAGCCTTCCACGGCCTGGTCACAGCGCTTGTGATAAGCATCGTTAAAGTCAAGAAGCCATCCCTCAAGTACTCGGCGAACGGGTTCAGCCGCTTTACCTGTTAGACCGTGGTAGCGAAAACGATTATATAAATCGAAGTCAGCTTCTTCTCCACCGATCCACGAATCTTCCAGGTCATCAAGATCAGACATAATAGTATTATTAAGCTTCTCTTGATATCGCTGAAGTGGAGTTAACACGACTACATTCAACTTTTCTTCTGCTATCTCAGATTTCTCTGCAAGTATTTTTTTACCTGCATCAATGGCAAAATCTAAGAAGCGTCTGATAGCATCATGACCATCATAAAACGACTCTACTTCAACTTTCTTTACGCTGCCATCAGCTTGATATTGATTCTGAATAATCATACGTTTTTCAAAATCAAGACCGGAATTAATCCAGTGCATACAGGCAGCGATATGTGTTCTAACGGTGAACACATAATCAGGACATGCCAAAATAGCCTTTGCATCTAATTTAGAGCAGTTCTTTTTAACGTACTCTTTCATTAGCTTGACTCCATCTTTACGATCGAGATCCATATGAAAATAATCTTTGCAGTACATAAAGCCTTTGTCGATAGGTGCTGCGGCAGCACCAGTCTTCGGTCGTCTTTTTACTACTACTGTTTTTTTCTTACGCATAGCCATAATGTCATCTCCTCATTTATAGTTATTCTAACACAGTTTAAAGGTAATGTACACAGTTAATTTGCGTTTTAAACAACTTTTTTTACTTTATCAAATAGGAATGACCTCCACCCTTGAGCATTAACATCATAACATTTAATTGCATTGATAGTTGCATCAACGCCTTCACGAACATTACCATCGCTCTTTGGATGTGCTGAGGTTGGAATAATATCCATATTCAATGTGCAATCCATTTCACGTTCATCGCCATTTACCTTTGTAAAGGTGACAGTAATTACTCCTTCACGAAGTTGTTTTAAGATCTCGTCTCTAGTCATTCACAATTCTCCTTTTTCATATTGTGCATTAATATATTCGCTATATGTCATTTCAAAGATTTTCTTATCTTCCGGTTGACCAGCCTGTACCCAATCATCACGATTAAAAACAGTGCATTCTAAAATCATTTTTTCTAAATGATCAGCTGAATCACGTATCGCAGAAACAATATTCCATAGATCTGTAATACCAGTATCTAAATTCCCTGAACTAACAAGAGAATTAGTATTTGGAATACAGTGAGCTTCAAACTCATTAGCAATTACAGTATGCCAATCAGACTTTGATGTCTCAACTGGATCATCTCTGCCTTCAACAAAAACATCTGTTTGAATGCCTTCACCATCAAGTGAAGTATAAATGTCAACTTCTAAGGGCATTTTAGCCTCTCCTCATTCTAGCGTATTCTTTTGGATCATCGCCTCTTCCGACCGGAACGAGGTTTGATTTGTGCATTGTTGCGATTCCGACAATGTAGTTTCCAGTATATTTACTAGTTTGTCGTTTAGGCGCGTTGCCGCAGATGACGTCCGACGTCGGGATTGTGCGATCGCCCTCTGTGTTGCGTTTAATCGATTTGGCCTTTTCAAGTGTAACGTTCTCCTTTTTCCTTGATCCATTTGGATCTATTCCCATTTTACGAAGAAAAGCTTCATGCTCTGCTTGGGCCTTTTTCCAACCAGGAGATTTCTTCTTCTTAGATTTACCATGGACTTGAACGCCCTGTATCATATGCATACTCATCGTTTTAAACCAGCAATTACAAAAAGTTGAAGCCACATGACTGCAGTCCAATTAACAAAAGTAAACCCTATTTCAGTTTGAAATAAAGTATTGACCGACCAAATGGTGGCCAATGGTCCGAATACCATACCTAATACAAACATCGATATAATATAAAATTTCATTCTGTATATCTCCTATCAACAGCAGAAGCATCCCATACATATGGCAGCTTCTTATACTTTGGTCCAAAGATAACGACATCATCATCGCCAACTTCACTAAACACACGATCGTCATAATCGCGGTGGATATAAACTGGTCCACCGAAGATTTTATGAGCGCGGACGTACTCGTCGCCTCTAAATCCTACATAGTGTACGGTTCTATTCATCAACTATAGTACACCTCCATTGTAAGACCACCAATAAGAAGTATTATACATCCATATAGTATAGCCTTTAATAGTATATAAGTCACAAGATCATGCATACTGTTTTTCCTTTAAACTTCTTAATACTGCATAGTAGTCTTAACTTAGTCCCTCACCAGGATTTTACGGGTTCGGTTGCTAGCACCTACCTACCTGTTACGTTTCTTTGCTCGTACTATGCAGTATTAAGAAGTTTTCGTGGGAGAGGCTTACTGCAGAACCTCTCCCCTTATCTACAATCTCGTTAGTAGCGAACGTCCGGGTTTCCATTCGGTACCGGCTGGTATACCCACCTAATCAAACCTTGTACATTGGCTGCTAGGTTTTTCGATAACAACTAAGATTAATCCCAATCATTATCGAATCTTGTAGTGGCGCGCATTGTGTCGCCATAGTACTGATCAGCATACTTAGACGCGTCAGTCCATTGATTATAGTTTTCATCCATCTTGTCGATAGACTTGAAGAATGCATCAGCAGTTTGAACTACTTCTGTCTTACGAGTCTTACGAGCAGTTGAATTGCGAACAGCAGCATTCTTACTTTGAAGATTGCTTTTGAATGCAGCTTGTGCATTGCGTTTTTCAGCGATTTCACGGATAAGTGCAAGGCGATCAGCTTTTTGTGCATTAGTCATCATAATAATATTCTCTCTCATTTGTTAACGTTATAGGTATTATAGCACAGGTAATCCTGTAAGTACACAACTATTTTAACAAACTTGCACTTTTTCTTCTGACTGTGATAAAAATGTCACAGCTGACATTTTCCATTCAGATAACAAATTATTGACATTAGAACCTTTAACCCAAGCCATAGCTTCGGCTTCAGTTTCAAAATTAGCCTTGTATTCTACATCATTTAATAATTTAATTTCGACTTGATATTTATTTAACATTATTATCTCCTAATCCATCATTTCCAACATACACATTAATATGTGCAATAGTACCTTCAACGCGAGTAATCATATACTCCAAACCTTCAGACTGTAAAGCTTTATGAATCTTTTTGATTATAGCTTCATTTGTGTCAGAGGTTTTCATACTGTTTCCGCCATATCTTCAAGTGCATATTTGATTTCACGTTTAAACTGTGAGTTAGTGCACTCAGAAAAGTCAACACCGTTAACTTCCATTTGGTATTCTACCTTTAATGCAGTTGCTTCATCACAGCCTAAAGCTTCAGTAATCATTTTAATATTTAAACGCATGATAGTCTCTCCTCAATCATTATATTAACATTATAACACAGTTAATTTCGTTTGTACACAGTTATTTTAGCTTTTTTGAAATTAATTTGCTAAGCCAATGTGTACAATCATCGCATGGATCCTCATGTTCCATTAAGCAAATCTTAGTGCATTTATTTCAGCAGCACGATCTTCATCTTCAAGATCTGCCATATATTCAAAAGCCTCATCGATATATGAAGCAGCATACCAAGTATTTAGTTCAAGGTGCATATCAGCTGAAACAAAGTTCCAGAAGTTTGTTGAACCATAACCTTCGCGAAGATTTTCCTCGCTTGCGATTGCATCTTGAAATGCCTTTACGACGTCTGTTTTATAATTAACGCCAGTTGTAAGATTTGTTAAAGTATACATTATGCTGCCTTCCAATCTTCTTTTAATTTCATTGAGAAAGGAACTTTAGTTTCTAACCAGCGAATAGCAAGGCTAGGAGTATCGAATTCCATTTCATCACAAATGCTTAGATCTTTAGGATCTTCATAAGA